TTATAGTAATATTGCTGGCGAAGCTCGCTTAGATAGTGCGTATGCTCATGCAAACGGAGCTTTTGATTTAGCAAATGGCACAGCTGGTATTGCAAATACCGATGTAACAAATATTTCAACAACAGCTGGAGTTTATGGTAATGCTTCACATGTTCCTGTAACAACTCTTACAGCTAATGGTCGTGTAAGTTCTATTACTAATACTCCAATTGAAATTACAACAACCGCAGTTAGTGGTGTATTTGGTTATTCTTCTGGTGGCACCAATGCAACCTCTTACACAACAGGTCAATTTATAACAAGCAACGGAACAGCTTTAGTTTCTGTTGCAAATACTGGTACCGCAGGAACTTATGCTAATGCTTCACATGTTCCTGTTATCACCACCGATGCTTATGGTAGAGTAACAACAGTAACTAACACTATTGTTCAAATAGCTGCATCTCAAGTAATATCTGGTGTATTTCCGTTTGCTCAAGGTGGTTCTAATAATACAACATATACAACCGGTGCAATTCTAACATCTAATGGAACAGCCTTCGTTGCCTTAGCAAACACCGGAACGGCTGATACTTACGCTAACGCTTCACATGTTCCGGTAATTACAACCGATGCTTATGGTCGTGTAAGTTCTATTACTAATACGGCGATTGCAATTGATACAGCTGCAATTACTTCAGGCACATTAGCTGATGCAAGATTACCAACTAAAGTGTCAACTGGAACTTTTGGAAATTCATCAACAGCTATAACTCTTACTGTTGATGCACAAGGTCGCATTACTGCAATAAGTCAATCAGCGATAACTTTCACCGAATCTGATCCAAATGCTTTAGCGTTTGCGATTGCATTAGGATAATTATGGCAAAACCAGCAACCAGAGCGCAATTTAAAGATTATTGCTTACGAAGACTTGGCCATCCAGTTATTGAAATTAATGTGGATGACGACCAAGTAGAAGACCGTATTGATGATGCTCTTCAATTCTTCCATGACTATCACTTTGATGGTTGTGAAAAGATTTACATGAAACATCAATTCACACAAGAAGACATTGATAGACGCTGGATCTATGCGCCAGATGCTGTCATATTTGTTCACTCTGTTTTACCATTTGATGATTCAAATTCATCTGTCAATATGTTTGACTTGCGTTATCAATTACGCTTACATGATTTATATGACTTCACATCCGTATCTTGTGTGTCATATGAAATTACGATGCAACATATTCGCACATTAAATTTATTATTCTCCGGCACACCACAATTTAGATTTAATCGCCATCAAAATAAATTAATGTTAGATATTGACTGGTCAAGAGATGCAGAGGTTGGTAAATATGTGATTATTGAATGTTATCGTAAGTTGGAGCCGGATACAATTACTTTGACCGGCACGGTAACGGGTAATACATCATCTAACACACTTGTTGGCACATCTACCATATTTGACCAAGAAATTGTTGAAAATGATTTTATTACATTGAGTAATGGTGTAGAAGTTCAAGTTCGTAAAATTAATTCACCAACAGAGATTGAAATTGCAGCTAATACATTAAGTGCTAATGCAACTGCTAACACAATGACTAAAGATGGTTATTCGGATGTTTGGGACGATAGATTTTTAAAACAATATACAACAGCTAAAATTAAGTATCAATGGGGTTCTAATTTAAGTAAGTTTGCTGGTGTTCAATTACCCGGTGGTGTAACACTTGATGGTCCAAGAATTATGGAAGAAGCACAGCGTGAAATTGATAAAATAGAAGAAGAAATGCAATCCTACAATGTATTGCCAAATGAAATGTTTATGGGTTAGTGGAGGCTTAAAATTAGCACTAACCTTTACTTCAATAACTTTCCAAAGAATATAACTTCAGAGCAACTGCTCGTTGAAGATTTAGTCATTGAATCGCTTAAGATTCATGGTATGGATGTTTATTATCTTCCAAGATCCAGTCGTGATACTGTTGATTATATTTTTGGCGAAGACACACTCAAACAATATGTTGACGCTTATCCTCTTGAAATGTATTTGGAAAATGTCACAGGTATGGAAGGTGAAGGCGATTTCATATCTAAATTTGGTTTAGAAATTCGTGATGAGGTTCAATTGCTTGTTTCTCGCCGTAGATTTGCCGCTACCATTCCTCAAAATAGACCAAAAGAAGGCGATTTGATTTATGTTCCTTTGGTACAAAACTTCTTTGAAATTACTTTTGTAGAACACGAAAATGACCAGGCTATGTTCTATACATTAGGCCGTGGTCGTGGCGCCAATGTTTATGTGTATGGTCTTAAACTTAAACAGTTTGTATTCTCTAATGAAATCATTGAAACAGGTGTTGCCGAAATTGATGAAGAAATTCGTGATGAATATCCAAGAACAAAAATTACAATTAGTGCTGGTGGTTCAGGTAAATTTGTTAATGATGAATTTGTTTATGTTGGAGCTAACTTAGCTTCTGCTACTACACAAGCTCTTGTTTATGATTTTGTTCCAAATACACACCTTGAGGTATATAGAACAATCGGCACATTCAGTTCAGGTACATTAAAAGGTAATACAAGTAATGCACAATGGACAATTAGCACCGTTGATAGTATGACAGTGATGAACACTGCCTTTGAAGATATACAAGATAATGCTCGTATTGAAGCCGAAAGTGATGGTATAATTGATTGGACAGAAACAAATCCATTTGGTGGTGATTAATGTTAGGTAATGCTCAATTTTATAATAGAACAATACGAAAAGTCGTAGTGGCTTTTGGTACTCTTTTTAATGATATTACCTTACAAAGATATACTTTAGATGGAGCAACCAAAAAAGAAGTATTCAAAGTTCCTTTATCTTATGGTTCCAAAGAGAAGTATTTAACTCGTATTACTTCAGACCCTAATCTAACTAAATCTGTCGCCACGGTCGTTCCTCGTATATCCTTTGAATTAACTGGAATGAGTTATGATACCTCTCGTAAGCAGGTGTCAACTCTACAAAACTTTTCAGCAAACACGGCAACTGGCATTAGAACACAGTATTCACCTATTCCCTATAATTTTGATTTTTCAATGTCAATTTATGTAAGAAACACCGAAGACGGCACTCAAATACTTGAACAAATATTGCCATTTTTTACTCCAGATTTTAATGTTACCGTAGATTTTGTTCCATCCATGGATCAAAAATATGATATGCCCGTATTATTAAATTCTGTGGCAAATGAGGTTGATTATGAAGGTGATATGTTGTCAACACGTTTGATTATATGGAACCTAGAATTTACAGCTAAAAGTTATATTTGGCCTCCAGTTAAATCGGGCGAAATTATTCGTCAAGCTAATACGAGTATTTTTATTGATACTCAATCAAGAACTTCGCAAAAAGTATTTGTTGATAAAGCAAACGGGTCTGGTTATTTTGCTGACGAAGAAACTATTTTTGTAACAGCCAGAGATATAACTGGTGATGTATCTTATTTCAGTAATTCAAACACAGGCATTTTAGTGATAAGTAATCTAAATAAACTACTTGAAGCAAATGATATTGTGGTTGGTGCAACAAGTAATGCTTCTTATACAGTCACTTCGGTTGATACAAATCCATTAAGAGCAGTTTTAATTATTACCACACCTGATCCAATTTCAGCTAATGTTGATGATGAGTTTGGATTCTCTGAAACAATTTTTGAATGGCCTAATACATAATGTCTAAATTAAATAACAAATTATCCAAAGCATTAAATACTGAGCCGGTAGAAATTAATCCCGTGGTTGAAGTATCTTCAACTGAAATTATTACCACAAACACGGTTGAAGAAGATGCCAGTTTTGCTCGTAGTAATATTAGAGAATTAATTATTAAAGGCAATCAAGCCATGGATCAACTATTAGCTGTGGCTAAAGAATCAGAGCATCCTCGTGCATATGAAGTAGCTGCAACTTTAATTAAAAGTTTGGCAGATATGAATAAGGATTTGTTGGATTTGCAAAAAAAACGCAAAGATTTAACCCCCAATAGTGATGATTTTGCGAGAAACGCAAAAAATCTCAATGTAGATAAGGCTATTTTTGTTGGATCTACAAATGAATTAGTTAAGTTTTTGAAGAACAATAAATAAGGATTACTATGGAAAAACTCATTGAACAACTTAAAACAATTTTAGGTACAAACTTTGGT